TTATTGTCGAAGCGTAAATTGTAGTGAGTGAATGCTAAAGCCTTTAAACCCGACACGTCAACTATCTTAAGACTTCTTTTAGCTTTCACCATGTCTCCATTTTTCCGTCACATCGCAAAAGAACCAGTCATGATCAAGAAGCCATTTCTTAACCCGTTGATATTTTTTCGCCATAAACGGTGTGCCGTGATTATGAAAATCATTATGGACCATCAGGCTGACCGGGATCATATTCCACCTTTCCTCGGAAAACTCTGGGTGCGATTTTCTGGTAAGTAAGTGGTGGTAACATACCATACCATCGCCTTCTATTCCGGTAACCACGCAAGGTTCAAAAGCCTCATAGCTCATCTTTCCTCCCGTTCTCGTTTTTCGGTTTCGTCTTGGTCCTTGAGCCATTCTTTTGCGATGGCCAGAGCTTCCTCGTCAGTCATTTATCACCTCGCATTTTATCCATGTATAATCCCAGATGATCGCTTTACCGACCTCAGAGCATCCTTTGTCTATTGAAAAAGAAAGGAGTAGGTACATAGACACCACTCCCAATCCAAAACCAAGCATTGCAGCGTCTCGTCTCGTGATGGCCATCATTGAACTACTCCCATGATTTTTACATCTACCTGTGGGCGAACCCAGAAGGATTTTTTCAGCGCAGGAACGTATGCCTTTATCATTGGTCGCTTTCCTGCACACCGAACACACCGATCTTTTTTAGCCGTGGCGAATCCGCTTGAGGTATTTTTGAAATAGCTTCCGCAATCGCATTTTTGAATCGTCGAGTCTCCGGCCATGAGTTTTCTTTCTAGTTGGTTCTGTCTTTGCTTAAAGTTTTCATTGGCAGTACAAGACTTGCACCAAGAATGAAGTCCGCACTTCGCGGTAACATCTACGTTAAAGTTTTCACTCGTTGCTTCAAACATTTCTTTGCACATCGAGCATCGTTTCTTTTTCATATATGAGCATTGTGTAATCATACTTGGTTCTCCGGATTGAATTTTTCATCCAGTTTCTTTGCTATCTTGTCAGGGTGGTCACCATCTTCCTCTGGCTTTTCCCAAACCATGTCCATGTACCACTCGAGCATTTGTTTGAATGCACCAATCTCGCTGGCGTTTTCAAAAACAATTGTTCCTGTAGTTTTCTTAACTCTTACTAGCATTGTCTCCCTCCTCGTCCCAAGCGATTCCCATTGTCGGATCGTCTGTTGGTGTAATTTCTATTAAGTGTTTTTCAAGTTCTATTAAGTAATCCAAATCTTTTTGGTAAAGCTCGTTGAAAGAACTTACTTGAAGCTCGCGGAGCATGAAGTCCTGTTTTTCTTTTTTGTTATGGTTAAGGCAAATATTCTTACACATTAAAAGAATCGAATCGATTACCTTTTTAGACTCAGGATCAACCTGCGCACCGAGTTTATCATTCAGCTTGTTAGAAGCCTCCGATATTTTTTGCGGAGGAGGTGGAGTGAAATCAATTCCCTCGTGTTCATTGATTACCTCGATAGCTTTATCTAGCCTAGACGTAGAACCCTTTGGCCATAGCTTTGAACCTCGTTTTATAACCGTCTTAAGACACATAGCTTCTTCATCTGATTTCCAAGGACCTGATTTAGTTTTTTGCCAAATTGTAGTCCTGTCTCTAATGTCGTGACACTCTTTTAGCGTCATTGTTGTTGTTAAAAATGAACCATCCGATGTCCTTGCTACACAATACACCCCAATAATATCACCCCTGTCGTCGCTAAATGGATCAAATGTGTGAATTGGCTCTTTATCAAAACCTTTTAATTCAAATCGATCATTCTTTCTGACTGACTTGGCTTGGCACCAGAGTATCCCACCGTCGAGGATTGCTAGCTTTAGAAGCCCTATATAGGAAATATCCAAACAAACCATATTGTCTCTGGGGACAAGATAACAAAGCCTCTCGGCACTGTTTAGGGTTAACCCAACTCCGGCCACATTTACTATTGCCGATCTTAAGCTTTGTGGGTTTCCTATTGCAGTTTTCAAAAGGAATGAATTTTTTTCAAGAGCCTGCATTGAATATTGGTACTCTCTTCGGAAGTTAACCATTGATTGCGAGACAAGTGTAAATTCACTCTCGGTGCTCAATATCTCATCTTTCATGTCGATAATTGTTAATTGCTTACTCATTTTAACTCCAGTTTTTTAAGAGCACGTTTTTTTCTTCTAAAGGCTGCATCGTAAACTCGATAACAAGTTCTGCAATTCCTTTCGTTTTTAACATTTAAAAGATTTCCCTCTTCAAGTAAGTGGCCATTTGGGCAATGGGTTTTTAAGCTGTTCTTGAAAGCAATCCCGACCGAATTTTCAAGTGTGTTTGTTTTTCGATCAACCTCTCTAAGATGGTCGGGATTTACACAAGCTCTATTCCGGCAAGTATGGTCAAGGACAAGGTGAACATCTAGATCGCCTTTAAATATTGACCAAGAGATGCGATGAGCCTTGTATAGTTTTCTCTTTATTGAAAATGCTCCATAGCCAAGTTTAAATTTACCAGCAGTGTAATTCCAGCACCCAGTTTTTTGATCTATTGCTATTTTGGATATAAACCTTTCATGGTCTTCAAAGTAAGGAATTTTATTTGCGATTAATCCCATCTTAAACCGTCCATTCATGTTCTTCTATTTTTGGTATTGGTTTATTCATGGCCCAGTCAGGTGGCACCATTGTTTCTGTTTTGAGCTGTCGTTGAGGGAAATATCTCTTGTCCATACATGCCTTCAAAAGGTCCATTGTGTAGTTGTACCAATTGTCTCCGTGGGTAATCATTGCTTCGTCCACTGGGTAGATGGCCACTTCGTATGGGAATGAGTTTTGAACAACTACCCATGTGCTCACTTCGGGATAGTGCCCGTGCAGGGCCTTATAGCCTTCTCTGTATAGAGACATTTGAATGTGATACTTAAGCTCTTCGGCTTGATTTTGAAACTTTCTATACTCCGATGATCGTGCCGTTTTAAAGTCTGCCATCAATCCGTTTTTAAAAATAGTTGATAGGAAGTCAGGTCTAAAGCGCGTAAGTATTCCAGTGCGTGGGCATCTAAAAAATCCAGATCGCTCTGTCACGCCTTCTTTAAATATATCCCTAGCTTTCTCATGGTTGGCAATAGCGTTTACGACACCGACAAAGTTTTCATACTCACTTCGTCCTTCTTCATTAGAAGGAAAGATGATCGCGTCTGGGTGCTGGTCGGCTATAAACGCTGTCCATCCCTCTTTTCCAACTGTGGTTCTCCTGTCGAAGCTAGGAGCAAGAACCACTCTTCTTCTAAACTCAGAAGGCTCAAGTATTATAAGATGTGCAATTGTCCCAAACTTCATCGACTTTGATTGCTTGCTCGGATACCCATCTTGCTTTCTTTTAATCGTCTCCAGGTATGTATATGGAGAGTCTAGAAGAAGCTTTAATGAAGAGCTTGATATCGATTCGTGGTGCGAGTGATGTTGTTCATTTGTAAACGTTTCAGCTTCCCAATATGGAACAAAGTCTTCTGGTACAATTTTTGGAAGAATAACTTCTTGGCCATTGCTTAGTGTGAAGTCACTTGTATTCATTTTAACTCCTCTGGTGTAATTTTTTTAGAAAGCTCCGTCTTTAAAAACTCCTGAGCCTTTAGTTTTGCCGAAAACTTCTTAATTTCTCCGGACAAGTAATGAATCTGCCAATCGGCTTCAATGATGGCCTCTTTGATTTCTTCGTTTGTCATTTCATTTTCCATTTCTATTCCTCCTCTGTGTGGTTACGGCTTTCGAATTGCGAATCATAAATGATCTTTTCCCTTGTCGATCCGCAATATTCGTCCACCTTCTTATCTTGTAAAAAGCACATATATTCTCTAGCACCAGTCTCCTCAACCTTTTGGCGAAGCAACGTAAAAAAGTCCTTCATTTGTGCTTGGTGTGATTCGATGTGGTTTTCTTCTAGACCTATTTTTAACACAATGTTTAGTGTTAGCGTGACGTGGTCATCCGTCGAAGAGGGTGTAAATCTACCCATAAAAGCTCCCTGAATTTTTTAGTGCTACAATAATAAAGTTCGTGAGCGAAACCGTCAAGATTAAAGGTGAATATATATGAACGGAGTGAAGAAAATTCACAAAAGACATTAAAAGTAAGTAAATTGTGCGATTTGACAAATATCCATTTTGACCGATAAAATTGAATTATCCCGTGAAAACCTCCCTCATTTCTCCTGTGTGTGAAAAGCCATCAATTAACCGATGGCTTTTTTATTTCTATGCAAATCTTTTAAATTCTGTAAACATTTAAGCACCAAAAAATTTTGAAGGAGTATTATATTATGAAGATCGATTGTGCCTACGATGAACTTGTCCCATTAGAAAAGCTTGTACCGAACCCAAGAAACAATAATAAGCACAGCAAGGAGCAAATAGAGCTTCTAGCAAAGCATATAACTGCCCATGGCTATCGCTATCCAATCGTCGTTTCAAACCGATCAGGATTTATCGTGTCCGGCCATGCAAGACTTGAAGCCCTAAGCTTCTTAAAAGAAGAAAAGGCTCCGGTTGATTTTCAGGACTTCGAAACCGAAGCTGAGGAGTATCAGGTTTTAACCTCGGACAACGAATTGGCACGTCTCGCGGAGCTAGACTTGGATTCTGTTTGGAAAACACTCAAAGAGATTCCGGACGTAGATATTTCTTTGCTCGGTATTCCTGATTTAAAGATGCCTGAGATCGTCGAGCCACATAGCACCGGAGAAGATCCGGGAGCCGGAGAGCCACCAGAGATGCCAAAGTCTAGAAAGGGTGACGTTTGGATTCTTGGGAAACATAGAGTTGTTTGCGGAGATGCTACAAACGGAGACGACATTGAAAAGCTTATGAACGGAGCGTTTGCCGATCTTCTTATTACCGATCCACCTTATAATGTTGCCTACAAAGGAAAGACCAAGGATGCCCTTACGATTCAAAACGACGAGATGGGTGGCACGGACTTTAAGCAGTTCTTATTAGATTCTTTCACAAATGCATTTACCTTTATGAGACCTGGAGCCGGGTTCTATGTTTGGCACGCAGATACTGAAGGTGTGAACTTTAGGACAGCTTGTACGGAGGCAGGACTATCACTTCGCCAATGCCTTGTCTGGGTTAAAAATACTTTAGTTATGGGGAGGCAGGACTATCACTGGAAGCACGAACCTTGCTTGTACGGTTGGAAAGAAGGAGCGAGTCATAACTGGTACACCGACCGTAAGCAAACAACCGTTCTTGAATTCAACAAACCAAGTCGAAACGGTGAGCATCCAACCATGAAGCCCGTCGAGCTTTTCGAATACCAGATCGGAAACTCTACAAAGGAAGGCGATATCGTCTTAGACCTATTTCTGGGATCGGGAACAAGTGTTATCGCAGCCGAAAGAACCGGGAGAGCGTGTTATGGATCGGAATTAGACGAAAGGTACGTAGATGTTATCATTAAACGCTGGCAAGCGTTAACTTCAAAAGATGCTATACTGGAATCAAGTGGGGAGAGTTATGACCAAGTGTCGAGATATTAATGAGGTAAGGATAGACGAGCAGAAGAAGTTTTTCAAAGACTCGAAAGACTCACCCTGTCGTAAGTGTGAAAACTACAACAAGGACTGCTTTGACTATTTTAAAATGCTCGGAAGGGACGCGAAGACCGGATTTTCCACGGTGGAGAAGTGTGGCGGTTTCAAGGAAGGTGCAAGGTGAATCTAAACAAGGCAAGGCTAACAGTAAAGTCTATCCAGTCTCATCAAGAGGCTTCACCTTATCAGAAGGGCAAAGCTTTAGAGATTCTAAGAATACTAGACAATCCTGAAGCTACTCAGAAGGAGCTTAGTTACTCTTTCGGAGTCCTTCAAACCATCGTCTTAGACTTAATAAACAAGGAATGTCTTTCCCGTGAAGGGTATAGGGGACACCGTGGATAGAGGCGAAGCCCACTTCTTTAAGACCAGCCGAGTCAAGGAATCAGATAAACCAGAAGCAGTTAATATTAAAAGTTTGCGACAGGTACGTGTCAACTTGTTGTTTCTGGGTAAATTTTAGTTAAGTTTGAGGTAAATATGATCACTGAGCAATTTAAAGAGAATCAAGATGCTTTGAAATATAAGCAGGAATACGCAGATCAATTATATGAGCACATGAAAAAAGGGCTTGGTATTTCATCGTTCAATGTTGAGCCTCCGGTTTGGAGAAGTACTATCATGCGGTGGGTTCAAGCCCATCCAGAGTTTGCGGCTGCAAAGGAGAGAGGAGAAGCGGAGTTTTTAAGACTGCTTGCGACATGTGCTTACTCGAAAGCTCTTGGCTTACAGGTGCCAGCTCTTGAAAAGCTAGGATCTAAGAAGATGGACGGAGAGATGATCCGTTTCCTTCTGCGAACTAAGTTCAAGGGAGAGTACTCCGAGAAGATTGACCTATCGTCCGAAGATGGGACTATGACACCGAAAGACCAAGTTGTTTTCTATTTGCCGGATAATAAGCGTGACAAGAAAAAATGAAATCAAACCACAGCCGGGACCACAAGAGCAATTCTTGGCAACCTCTGCTGACATTGCTTTATATGGCGGTGCTGCTGGTGGTGGCAAGTCTTACGCATTGCTTATGGAGCCTCTGCGACACCTGTCTAATAAGAACTTTGGTGCCGTTATTTTCAGAAGGACCACGAAGCAAGTAACAAACGAGGGTGGTCTTTTCGACACGGCAGAGCAGATATACCCACTCCTTGGTGCCAAGCCTTCAAACCTTACGTGGAAGTTTCCATCTAAAATGACCGTGACCTTCTCCCACCTCGAGTACGAGAAGAATGTAAACGACTGGCAAGGTTCGCAAATTCCATTCATCGGCTTTGATGAGTTGACTCATTTTACCAAGAAAATGTTCTTCTATATGCTTTCAAGGAACCGTTCGACCTGCGGAATTAAGCCTTATATTAGAGCCACAACAAACCCGGATAAGAATTCATGGGTAAGGCAATTCATCGACTGGTGGATAGATGCCGAAGGCTATGCGATCCAAGAAAGGTCCGGAGTGATCCGATGGTTTTACGTTATCAATGATGAGATACTTTGGGGTGACTCAAAGAAAGAGCTCATGGAAAAATATCCGGCCATGGCAAAAATTGCTCCTCCTAAATCATTTACCTTTATCAATTCAAAGCTGACCGACAATAAGATTCTAATGGATAACGATCCGGGTTATATGGCAAACCTTATCGCGCTTCCAAAGACTGACCGCGAAAGATTAAAGGATGGTAATTGGAACGTAGAGGACAAGGCTGGCGAGTTCTTCCAGAAACAATATTTCAAAGTGGTCAAGGTGCCTTCTAACTGTAGAAGCGTGATTCGATATTGGGATAGGGCAAGTGGTGAGAGTGAAGCGTCAGACTGGTCGGTCGGGATCAAACTTGGAAAAGGCGAAGATGGTTTTTATTACGTGCTGGATATGGTTCGAGTAAAAGCATCTCCGGCAAAGCTTGAGGCGATCATAAGTAATACCGCGTCACAAGACGGAAAGAATTGCACGGTCTACCTTGAACAAGATCCGGGACAGGCTGGTGTCGCTGACGTTGACAACTATATTCGATTGCTCGCAGGTTACCATGTAAAGGTAAACAGGGTTTCAGTGGACAAGGTCACAAGGGCAAAGCCCGTCTCAGCTCAGTGCGAGCGAGGGAATGTTATCGTTACCGAAGCCAAGTGGAACGAAGAGTTTTTTAACGAGCTTGAATCATTCCCACCAAAGAAAGGCGGTCACGATGATATAGTTGACTCGCTGAGTGGTGCATTCAATATGATGGTCGGTGGGAACTATTCACTTTCTGATTTTGTTAAAATGTAGTTATGCTAATCTTAAATTAGTAGTTATATTTATATAGACACATAAATTTAAAACGTTTTGGAGAGTCTTCATGGCCGACAAGAAAAATGGAACACGTCTCGACGGTTGGATAAATGTCCTTACTGGTCTGGGGATCAAAAACAAAGATAAAAAAGTCTCGGCTTCGGTTATATGGGATCGTCCTCAAGAGCAAGACCTTGAAGAACTTTACTCTGCCGATGCTTTAGCTAGAAAGATCGTTGAGCTTCCTGTTGGGGAGGCTTTAAATAAAGGATATAGAGTCGTTGGCTTTGAGCAAGATGAAAACGATATACTTACAAGAGAAGGCGAGCGTCTTAAGGTTCCAGTTCATGTTGCAGACGCTTGGACATGGGCAAGACTTTACGGTGGTGCCGGGATAATGCTGGTTACCGATGGCATTTCAAAGCCAGAGCTTCCAATGAAGGATAATGAATCAATCAAGGCGATGAACGTTTTAACGCGCTTTGAGCTTTGGGTTAACTTTGAAAGAATCCAGAAAGACATTTTGCGTCCGAACTATGGAAAACCTGAGTACTATCAGTTTCAACCAGTGATCGGGAATTCGACAGCTGGAAATCAATCGGCAAACACGATCAATATTCACTCATCGCGTATAGTTCAGTTCGAAGGGATCAAGCTCCCAAAAAGAATCAAGACGAACAATCAATATTGGGACGACTCAGTCCTTACTGCTATAAAGGAATCGATTCGAAACTATCAAACGGCTCACTCTTCTGCTGCGTCTATTATAGATGACTTCTCTATCGGGGTTTTTAAAATAAAGAACCTTGCTAATCAGATCGCGTCAGACGGAGACGCTGCTGTTGTAGCTAGAATGCAGATTCTAAATATGACCAAGTCGATTGCTCGAACGGTTGTTATCGACGCGGACGGAGAAGAGTTTACTCATCAGACAAGAACGGTTTCTGGCATTCCGGAGCTATTGGCAAAAGCTGAATCGCATCTCGTTGCCGAAACAAATATTCCCAATACGGTTCTATTTGGTAACTCTCCGACAGGTCTTGGAGGCTCAGGAAACCATGAGTCTAACAATTGGTATGACTATTTGATCTCTGAGCAAGAGAACTATTTAAAACCTAAACTGATTCAAATCTATAAGCATCTGGCCATTGATTTAGGGCTTGATCCCAACAAGGTAGATATTGAATTCAATCCTCTATGGCAGATGGACGACAAGGAAGAGGCAGAGATTCGTAAAATCCAAGCCGAAGCCGATGCGGTTTATATTACCAATCAAGTTATTGATCCAGACGAGGTGGCTCAGTCGCGTTTCGGTGGAGATAAGTATTCAACCGACACAAAGCTAATGCATGAGCGCGGTCAGTCTTTTGGTGAAATTAAACCAGAGGTTGAATAATGAGCGAAGACACGATTAAAAAAGTCGGTGCTGAGTTCTCTTACTTCCTTATAGATGAAGACGAGGTGACGATCCCATCAGGGAAAATAATGATCACGCCATTCATGGAAATAAAGGACGGGAGCTTGGATATCGAGGGAGCCTTGGAGATAGTATGACAATTGAAAGACTTCTTATTTTAAATGAAAAGCTCGACGCGTTTGAAACTCCGCCACCGGGAAAGATTTATGTCTTTTTAGATGGGACGACTATCAAATACAAGACATCGGCAGGGACTATTTTTACTCTTGCGACCGGAGTCACACCAGAAGACGTTCAGCAAATCGTTGCTCAGTTTCTACAGGCTGGATCGACAAAGGTTTCATTGAACCACAACGATCCACTAAACATTTTTACGATAGACGTTAATGAAAACCAGTTAAACCATGCAAACTTTCAAAACGTAGGAACGAATTCACATGGCGATATTGATAACCACATTGCTTCGAATGCCAATCCGCACGGAACGACTGCGGCACAGGTCGGAGCCGATCCATCTGGAAGCGCGGCTGCAGTTCAAACGAATCTAAATACTCACACAGGTAACTTTTTAAACCCACACGGGACAACGAAGGCTCAGGTTGGTCTTCCGTTTGCGGACAATACTGCCGACATTGATAAGCCGATAAGCCTTGCGACTCAAAATGCTCTCGATCTTAAATACCCGACCTCTAATCCGAACGGATATGAAACTCCGGGACAGCTAAACACAAGAGACACGGCAAACAGGTCGCGTGCGAATCACACCGGGAGTCAATTGGCTTCTACTATTTCAGATTTAAGCTCCGCTGTTTTATCGGTCATACTTGCTGGATTAGTTTTTACAGCGAACACGGCAGTGCTTGCGACTGATTCTATCTTAGTGGCCATCGGGAAACTGCAGGCTCAGTTAAATGATATTTTTGCAGTACTTGCTGCTCAGGTTATTGGAGATAACTTTCAAGACTTTAATGATAATACTGTTTTTACGACCACCTCAAACGTAAACCAAATTGCGGCTTCATTTGCAACAACAGCAAAGGCAGTGGGTAGATATCGCATAGGGATAACTTGGGACTGGTTTATCTCTTCCAATACTTCTGATTCTATTTTTTCGGTATGGCTAGATGGTGTTCAAGTCTCAGGAGAGTTTCGCTTAGAGCATTCCGAAACCGTTACCCAGCGTTTAAATAATAGTTGGTTTTTCTATACAAACTTTGCATCGATAACAACTCATACGCTTGAGCTTCGGGCGAGAGCAGAGACAAACGGAGTCACTGTAACCGTTTCAAACGTCAATGCAGAGATATGGAGGGCGAGTGTTTAATATATTCAATTTTACAAAAGTAATAACTAATTTTTCAAAGCTGGACACAGATTTGAGGGCCAATGCTGTTTTTGGATCGCTATACAACTTTGTTAACGTACGCGACGACCAAGTAGAGATACATTTTAAACAAAACTTAAACCAATCACAGATTGATTCTTTGTCATTGTTTATGAGTGGGTTTTCAAATGTTAGTGTCGTTGAAACCTATAAGAACTATTTAGGTGCCGAGATCGATCCTTTTGGAAAAGGAATGATGTTAAAGATTCGTGCCGAGAATATTTCGATGGGGATCACGCAAGCCGGAAAAACTGCAGACTGTTTGGGGTTTTTTAACCACCCAATTACTCTACCGGGAAAATTATTCCCTATTACTTTTGCACAGGCTTTTGATTCATCATCTTTTTACGAGGTGATTGCTTTAATAAACTATTTTTTACTGCCAGAGAATCAGGCTCTCTATTCTACACTTGGACCTTTTATAAGTGTCGAGCGTCTCACGCAATGGAGGACTGAGGTAATCGCAAGGCTATCATCGTGAAGCTAATTAAAAAGGGTTCGCCCTATCTTTTTTCAGTAAACCTCGAGGATGGTAAAGAAGATAAGTTTATCCGTGCATTCCTGATGGATATTAACGGGGTGCTTTTATCAACTTATAATATTCCTCACGTTTCAAATGGCGTTTACTTAAAAAGTGATATACTAGCGTTAAATGAAGGGATATTTTTAGTTAAGTATGAAGTTTACAAGGACGCTGGATTTACGAAACTCGCAAAGCAGTATTCCTTTCTTCTTCAGACAGTAAGGGTAGAGGCTTTCGAAGAAAACATTAACGAAAATATTGATATTGGCGATGGAAGAATCGCATAAAGGGGGGACACGATGAGCTTAAAAACTGAAAGAATCATTTATTCGGCAAAAAACTTTCAAACAGGGTTAGCCAACATCACGGCAAACATTAGGAGAAACGGTGTTTCGGTTGCGACAGGTGTTGCTTTAACCGAAATAGGAAATGGGCAATACGAGCTTATTCTTTCTCCGGCTCTTTTAACTTCTTACGGTGGTGCTGGGTACTATGACTTTTATATTAACTCGGCGACAAAGAATGCTCCTGCAGTTTCGGCAAAATGGATTCTCGTTAACAACGAAGACGATCTAGAAACTCACATCGCAGCAGTAGAAGGGAAGATCGATATTATCGACACCAATTTGGACTCTGTAAAGGTAACGGTTGAGGACACGAATACAAAGGTAAGCTCTGGGACTTTTGGTCTTGCGGCTTTAAAAGCACTAATTGATTCAGTTCAATCTACTGTTTCAAACATTTCAAACACGACTAGACAGAACATCGCTATGCCTGTTGAGATGATTACCGACACAGTTTCGGCTACATTATACAGAGTGCCAATTAGGCTCTATAACAATGCAGGTGGATTGGAAGATCCGGATGCAAATGCGATCCAAGTGTCTGCTCAGGATGAAGTTGGTAACGATAGAACGTCTTACATCACAGGCTTCGTTGCTGGTCCAGTAAATGCAACAAGAACGGCTCAGGGTGTTTACTATGTGGATATTTCTATCCCAGCAAACGCTCCGAAAGAGCAGTTAAACTTCTTCTTTGATTACAATGAAAACGCTCTTCCTTTGAGCGCGGTAAGAACAACAAATGTTAACGAAAGCTCAAGTGCTTCAGGGCTTGCTCTTCAGTCGACATTACTAGACGTTCTCGCTGACACTGCAGCAATGCAACCACAGGTCGCAGACATTCAGACAAAGATCAACGATGCTACTTATGGGTTAGCAGCTCTTAAAGCATTGATCGACACTGTTGATGGAAACGTTGACTTGGTTAAACTGGACACGACCGGAATTTTGGCAGAGCTTGCGAATGGCACATACGGATTGAGTGCAATTAAAACTGCAGTCAATACGACAAACACAAATGTTGATTCTGTTAAAGGTGTGGGCTTCGATTCTGCAGAAGATACTCTTCACCAGATTTCAACTAGAGTTTACACAGGTGGAGTTGCTCATTAATGAACGGAAAGATTGGACGGCCATATAAAGTTGTTTATGTGGCCAAGGGTTTTACCACGGGATTGACTAACATAGTTGCCAAGGTTGAAAAGCCGAATGGTTCTTACGTTGATCTTTTCCCGTTAATAGAAGATGTCGATTCTTTCTATGCCGGGACGTACTATTTTAACCTCGTCACATCGCTTGCCGATCCAGAGGGAGAGTACACGGTCGTTATAGTAGAGCCGACATCGACACACCGTGAAGTTTTAAAGGTGACTCTTGAGAATCCAATCAGCGTGGACGTGACTTTTAACTTTGAGGACTTCGACGTTAAAGGAAAGGTCTATCTTGAAAGAAAGCTCACTGCGAAAATAATAGAACAGCCAATTCTTCGCGGAGTCATAAAGGAGCAACCTTTACTTTCAGGCAAAATAATCAATAATAGTTTAGTAGGTAAAATTATTTCAACAAACCAGCTAAAGGCTAAAATACTTTTGGAGTGCTAATATGATAACCATAGTTCAAGGCGAAGATGTAGATGTCATTATCCGGTTTGAGTTGGAAAACGAAGACGCGTTTGACCTTTCTACGGTAACAGCAATCGAAGCGTGCTTTAAAAAAACGGACGGAACGAGCTTAGTTAAGACTCTTGGCTCCGGTGTTGAGATCGTGGGTGCCCAGCCTCAAAACGGGAAAATTAAAATCAGTTTAACCGATGCCGAAACGAGTCTTTTAAAGATTGGGCAAAAGCAACACATAGAGGTTAAGCTTTCGGAAGGCATTAAGGACAAGATTGTTCAATTTCCAAATGAGCTAGAAGTAAAAGCTCGTCTTTGCTAGGAGGAATCATGAAGAAGTTTTTCGGGATGCTCTCAAAAATCGTTTCAAAAATCCACATGCCGTTTACTCACAAGGCAATGACCGAAGCTCTATGTTTAGAGGCAATGGCCGTTCTTCAGGACGGAGATATTCTTCTCACGCATACGCGAGGGGAGCTTTCGAATGTTGTTTTAAGTCATTGGGGACACGCTGGATCGTTTATGCAAGGCAAAGTCTTCGAGGCGACCACGGCACAGATCAAAAAAACCTGCCCTATTTTCTTTTTATCTAGAAAGGACGATGTAATTATCCTGCGCCCAAAGCTCGGTGTAAAAATAGCAGACATGCATTACTTCTTAGCTGAAAACGTTGGTCGCTCATACGACTTCGAGTTCGAATCTAACGATGGCCAGTTCTATTGCTTTGAGCTTGTAGCTGAAGCATTAAAAATGAGTTCAAATCTTTCTATTAACCAAGTCAGAACACCTCTTGGGAAACAATACTTAGCCAAGTCATTTTTAACGAATGAGTTTGATGTGGTTTGGAAGATGAAATGACCGATCTTAATAAGAGAATAGTTGGTGCCGCCTTAAAAAAAAGACGTGTGCCTCCAAAGATGAGACCGATCCCTTACCCGAAAGCAGTAGAGCGTTCATACAATAGCGACCTGCAGGCTATCGTTCAGGAGATTGGCAACGAAATAAAAAGGATCCTTTTGCCAATCCTTCCAAGCATTGCTCGAGACCTAGGCCAGCCGACAATTAAAAAAGATGCTGGTGCCGATGATGCAACCAAGGCAATCAGTGACATAAAAAAGACTCTGGCCAAGAAATATACTGAGACTGAACTAAAGGCTATCGCCAGAAAGAAAGGTGTTTCGCTTGCCGAGTATAGTCGCATTGCCACAGAGAAAGAATTTAAGCGAGTCGTCGGTGTAGATATGTTTTTAACCGACCGTGCACTTGCTGACACGATAGAAGTCTTTTCAGTTTTCAACACCCAGCTTTCAAAATCTCTTATAGAGGAGTCGGTAAACAAAGTTCAGTCGACAGTCTTGTCCGGATTCCAGTCCGGGAAGCGATGGGAAGAAATTGCCACCAGTATAGAGGATTATATTGATCCGGAAGTCGGTGGGATTGCGAACCGAGCGAGACTTATTGCCCGTGATCAAATCTCAAAGCTCAATGGTCAGGTAACTAGCGAGCGTCAAAAAGAACTTGGGATCGATAAATATAGATGGAGAACTTCGCAGGATGAGAGAGTCAGAGATTCTCATCGAGAACTTGAAGGTGAAATCTTTTCTTGGGACAATCCACCATCGGTTGGGCATCCCGGAGAGGACTTTCAGTGTCGATGCACGGCAGAGCCTATCTTGGATCAATTTTTTGAAGAATAAATAGTTTGAATTTTATTAAAAGGTGAAACATACTTATTTTATGAAGAGAGTTTTAAGGATCGACAAAGTAGGAATGGAAACGTTCAAAAGAAGCCCGGCTGGTTTTATCCAGACTCCTGCTTATTTGACTCGCGTTGGTGTCCTTACCTATAGAAAGCCGGACGGCACTGTCGTTCGTGAGCTTCGACACCCGGATGATGTTTTCAATGCAGACTCATTGGCAACTCTTGCCGGTGTTCCTTTAACAAATGAACATCCAGCGCGACTAGTCGATGTAAAAAACATTCGAAGTCTCGCGGTTGGATATATTGGCGACTCGATAGAGCAAGAAGGCGAGTTCGTTAAAGCAAGAACGGTAACCATTTTTGATGAAAAAACAATTTTAGACGCAGAGTCCGGAAAGGTTGAATTGTCATGTGGGTATGAAGCCGAGCTTGAAGAAATTCCTGGAGTCTATGAAGGCGAGGAGTATGACGTTCGACAAAGAAATATCGTGTACAACCATGTTTCGGTCGTTGACGATGGGCGTGCAGGTCCACAAGTACGCTTGCGTCTGGATTCAAATGACGCTATTCTTGAATCTATTGCAGATAATTATTTAACTTCCAAGGGAGATACAACGATGGAAAAAATCACGATCAATGGAGTGGAGTACGAAGTAAGTCCTGCTCTTAAACCAGTTATTGAAAAACTGATGGCCGAAAAACAAGAGTCAATGGATGCTTTTGAGAAATCAAAAGGTGAAATGGCTGCGAAGGAATCAGACCTTCAGAAAAATGTTGATGCCGCTACTGCAAAGTGCGATGAAGTTCAGGCCAAGCTTGATTCAGCATTAGAAGAAAACAAAAAAATCAAAACTGATTCTAATGACGAAAAAAGAATCAATGCACTTGCTGAAGAAAAAATGAAAGTTCTTTCTGTTGCAGGTTTCGTTCTTGGTAAAGAGTTTAAAGCCGATGGCCTTACAAACCTTGAGATCAAGAAAAAAGTTTTAGAGTCAAAAAACATTGACCTAACTTCAAAATCTGAAGCCTATATCGAAGCAAGATATGATTCGGTTGCTGAAAACCTTGGTGGCGAAATGGAAGCCATTAAAACTTTCGGTGAAAAAGTTATCACTCGCCATGATAGCGTTAAGAGTCCAGAAGATGCTCGTAAAGAGGCTATGGAAAAAACTAAAAACGCATGGAAAAATAAATAATTAAGGAGGATCTATGTCACAAACTAGTTATGAAATTGATATGAACGTTGCTTTTGAGGGTATGCTTGCAGACTCTTCACAAACAAAAGACGTACTATCATTAAACAATAAAGACTCTGCCGTTTTTATCGGTAAAGTAGTTAGCAAGGGAACAGGCGAAGATGAAATCATCCACCCTGCTGCTGCCGCTGATATTACTGACGTTAAAAAAGTTCGCGGTCTTGTTTTACACAGCCATGCTCTTGAATCACAAGCTGGTTCTGCAGAGGCAAGCTTCCCTCAAAACTACTCAGTACCTGTTCTTCACAAAGGAAGAGTATGGGTTAAGTTTGAAGACGCTCCATCTGCACTAGTTCAGCCTTCAGTTCGCTACGCTGGTGTCGGTCAAAAGGGTGCATTCGTTTCAACTCCGGTTGATGGCGAAACTACTCTTTTACCTAACTCGAAAGTGCTTTATACAACACCGGGAAACCTTGCTTTAATC